TAATACCCTTCTCCCATGCGTGGAAGTGTGCTGCGGTTAGTTTAGCCGCGTTAACATCTTCCATAAATAAATTCATAGACTGTGATTGGTCAATAAACGCACCTCTATCAGCTGCCATATCAATCAATTTCTTCTGTGAAATTTCCCAAACAGTCTTATACCTATCCTTAACCTCTTGTGGTATCTCATCGATGTGTTGTACTGAACCGTTACCAGCGAACATTTGTAACCTCACCTTATCACTCCAAAGACCTAAATTTACCAAATCCTGTATAAGATGTTTGTTTACCATAACATACTCACCCGATAAAGTATTTCTTTTATAGATATTAGCAGTGAATGGTTCAAAACATTCATTATTTCCTAATATCTGAGCCGTAGATGCCGTTGGCATTGGTGCCATTAATAATGAATTTCTAACACCATGTTCCACCACCTCATCTCTTAACGAATTCCAATCCCATTTTCCTGACATATCAGAGTCAGTGAAACCCCAAAGTTCATATTGGAATTTACCCTCAGAAAGTGGAGACCCTTTAAACGTCTCATAATGACCTTCGTCCTTCGCTCTATCTTTAGATGCGGTAACCGCTGCGAAATAAATTGTCTCAAAAATGTCTTTATTCAATTTAGACGCCAGTTCAGAATCGAAAGGATATCCCATCATTGCGAATACATCCGCAAGACCTTGGATTCCAATACCAATCGGTCTGTGTCTAAAGTTTGAACGTTTAGTTTCAGGAGTCGGATAGTAATTAATATCAATCACTTGATTTAAGTTAACAGTCGTTTTGTATGCGACATCGTATAACATATCAAAATCAAATGTTCTCAAACCTTTGTTTTGTGAACGTACTTTACCTTCAGGTATGTTTACCATTTTTGGTAATGCGATAGATGCTAAATTACAAACCGCAGTTTCATCTTTATCTGTATACTCTAAAATTTCAGTACATAGGTTAGACGACTTAATCGTTCCTAAATTCTTTTGATTAGACTTAGCATTCGCAGGGTCTTTATATAACATATAAGGAGTTCCTGTTTCAATTTGTGATTCTAAAACTTTCGCCCATAATTCACGAGCCTTAATCGTTTTACCTTTACCCTCTGACTCATACTTTTGGTATAAATCACTGAACGCCTTGTTCTCTCCATCATCATAAGCATCTATCAATCCTGGCACTTCATTAGGTGAGAATAATGTCCAATCTCCATTGGTCTTAACTCTCTCCATGAATATATCTGAAATCCATAACGCCAAGAATAAATCTCTCGCTCTTAATTCTTCTTTACCGTGATTCTTTCTTAAATCTAAAAAGTCGTAGATGTCAGCGTGCCATGGCTCTAAGTAAACGGCTATTGACCCCTTTCTTTTACCACCACCTTGGTCTACGTACCTCGCAGTTTCGTTGAATACTTTTAACATTGGTATAATACCATTCGATGTTCCATTAGTCCCTTTAATATAAGAACCTTTAGAACGAATCTTATGAATGTTAAGTCCAATACCACCCGCCGATTGTGAAATAGCTGCACAATCAGATAATGTCTTATAAATTCCTTGAATTGAATCATCGTCAATGTCCAATAAGAAACATGACGATAATTGTGGTCTTTTAGTTCCCGCATTAAACAATGTTGGTGTTGCGTGTGTCATAACTCCTGTTGATAACATATTGTAAGTCGATTCGACTTTTTCAATATTATCTCCCCATATCCCTACGGCCACTCTCATATACAAATGCTGAGGTGTCTCAGCAATTTTACCATCAATCTTTAATAGGTAAGACTTTTCTAACGTTTTGTAACCGAAGTAATCAAAGTTAAAGTCTCTATCATGAACAATCATTTTATCTAATTTATCACCATACTTTTCAATTACTGAATAAGTACCGTCAGAAATCATACCTGCCTGTTCACCTGTTTTTGGTTCAATATAATTATATAATTTACTTGCCACCGACGTGAATTGTTTGTCGATGTTTTTGTACATCGCAGTAATTGCGATACGTGCCGCGAGTATAGAGTAGTCAGGATGTATCGTAGCCATAGACGCCGCAGTTTCAGATGCTAAATTATCCAATTCATCTGTTGTTACACCATCATATAAACCGTTTACGACTTTAATTGCGACTGCGTTGTAATCAACATAATCGGTATTTAACCCGTAAGTTTGTTTTTTAATCCTTAATGAGATTTTGTCTAATCTAACTGTGTCAGTAGAACCATCTCTTTTTAATACTCTCATTTTACTCATCTTATTTTCTTTTTTTAAAAATCAATATCCATTCCACCAAATGGGTCAACTTCATCTTCTTTTTTATCTCCTACACCACTCTTAGAATATTCTGATACTCTTTTCTCGAAAAAGTTTGTTTTATTTTGTAATGCAATGTTCTGCATAAAATCAAACGGATTTGATGAACCGAACTCTTTTGGACATTCTAATGACGATAATAGTCTATCAGTAACGTATTCCAAATATTGTTTCATTAAATCTGAATTCATACCAATCAATGATACTGGTAACGATTCTGTAATAAATTCCTTCTCAATCTCTAAAGCTGAAAGAATAATTTCTTTGATTCTTTCTTGTGGTACTTTATTAATTAAGTGATTGTTGTGTAAGTGTACTGCAAAATCACAGTGTAATGCTTCATCTCTTGAGATAAGTTCATTAGAAAAACTTAATCCTGGCATTAACCCTCTTTTCTTTAACCAAAAAATAGAGGCAAATGACCCTGAAAAGAAAATCCCTTCAACGGCAGCAAAAGCAACCAATCTCTCAGCAAATGAATCAGAATCAATCCATTTTAATGCCCACTCGGCTTTCTTCTTAACCGCTGGTACCGTCTCAATTGCGTTGAATAATTTATTCTGTTCTTCCTTATCTTTAATATAAGAATCAATCAACAAAGAATATGTCTCTGAATGAATGTTCTCCATCATAATTTGAAAACCATAAAAGAATTTAGCTTCAGTATACTGTACTTCACTAACAAAATTCTCAGCTAAGTTTTCATTAACTATACCGTCTGACGCTGCAAAGAACGCCAATACGTTTTTAACGAAGTGTTTCTCACCTTCGTTTAGATTCTCCCAATGACCAAAGTCAGCGGATAAATCTATCTCCTCAGCAGTCCAAAAGGATGCTTCAGATTTTTTGTACCAATCCCAAATGTCATGGTGCTTGATTGGAAAAAGGACGAAACGGTCCTTATTTTCCTGTAAAATAGGTTCTACTTGTTTCATAATAATGTTTTAATTATTTGTTTTGTTTGATTTCCCTAAAGTTTGGTTCCTTCTTTGTAGTGCTTGTAACACACGGTCCCTTCTTTTCTCTTCTTTGTTTTCTTCAAACCCTAAGAATGTATTTGTTTGTTCAGTACTGATATCTAATAATTTATTATCAAACTTACAATTTTCAAATACAACACCGTCTTGTCCTAAACGACTCTTAGTAATAGCGATTGTCGCGAGTCCTAATTCTTTTTGTTGAAGTGTTTTTGCTACAGAAATAATTACGTGTCCAACCTGTGCCTTTTTAATCGACCCACCCATTTGGTCAGTCGTAACGACCTCAGATGAAATCGAAGAACGGTTACCTTGTGTTGCAGTCCAAGCAGCAACATCAAATTCGTAACACATAGCCTCAAATTGTCTCATAATATTTCCTTCACTTTTCCATTCGTCACCACTGAAATTCTTCTCAGCCGCCACACAATCAATATAATCCATTACAATTAAATCGATTTTAGTGCCCTCTGCGATTATCTTTCTAACCTGACTCTTAATCTGTCCCAATGTAAGAGAATCAGATGGTAACTTTTTCAATATTAACTTACCTTCACTATTGGCCTTAATCTCATTTACTTTTGTCATAACATCATCTCGATTGTCTGACAATTCTTGAGGTGCGATACCTGTCCACATAGTGAAATGTTTTCTTTGTATAATCTTAGGATTATCTTCAAAGAATATTTGAAGAACATTATACCCTAAATTATACGCGGAGTTCGCAATTTTACTAAGTATGGTTGTTTTACCAACACCTGTCGGTGCTAATATCACTCCAAGCTCTCCTTTCGCTAAACCACCATTTAAGAGATTATCTAACCCCTCAATACCCATAGGTATCGGATGTCTATAATCATCATCTAAAACAGTACTTAAGTGGTCGAATACGTCTTGGGTTCCCAAATCTTTTTCACCTACCTGTAATGCTTCACGAATATACGCCTCAGCTCTTTCGTAATTTTCAAAGTCTCCTTTGTCCATTATCTCTTTAACTTTAGCCATTGCTTTACCTAACTCTTGTTGTTTACAAAACTTAGTCGCCTTTTCTTGGATAAACAATGGGTCTTTAGATTCGTGCTCTTTGATTTGACGTATCATATCCATGACATTTCTTTGTGCCATTTCTTGTGTTACCTCTAATCTCGCAATTTGCTCGAGTGCATCATATGAAGGTGAAGTTTCATATTTTCTGTGGTACTCTTTCACCATTTGACCAATCAATTTAAAATACTGATTGTCAAAATACTTAGGGTCTATCACGTCAATGATAGTCGTTGCAAATCTCTTATCTTCCACTAAATTATTTAGTAGAGATATTTGAAAGCTATGTCCTAAATATCCAAAATTTTTATCCTTCATATATACTCGTTTAATTAACTACCCTAAAATAAATACTATTAAAGTTTGTAAGTTAGATAGTTTGTTGTTGCGTTTTTTCCTGACAATGTGTCGGTGAAATTTTTTAAGATTCTTCTTAGTGTTGGTCTGATATCTACCGTGTACCTAACTTTAGGTGGGTAGATTGAACCTTCAAAGTAACGAGTAATTACATCTCTATCGTCCTTACGTATCGAAATAGTGAAATAATCGTTCTGAGTATTCCCTTTTTCTAAGTCACCACCATCTAAAAATAAGTGGTAGTTTTCCGCCATATAGTCACTAGTTTTGTACTTCAATGTTTCTTTTAATTCATTGACTACATCGGCAACTTCATTGTGAAGTTCTAACGATTTTAACGTTTTAGAATTGAATCCTTTGACATTAAAATATCTTTGACATACAATATTGTCATTCAATTTTAATAGAAACTCAAATTTTGTTGAGTTATCGTTTTTTTCTTTCATGTCTTCTTCTTTTGTTTGTTTTACTAAATGTTTCTTTCTCTGTTCTCGCCAATTTTAAGAGTGGCGTGAAAAACTCTGTCCAACCATCGTCACGTTTAGGTAAGAACTGAAATAACCCGTCTTCGTGCATCATTTTAATTAAGTTCTGCCATCCCCTACCTGTCGGGTCTAATGGTTCGTTCACTAATTCAAGTATATCATTTTTTGCCTCGTCGGTCAACAAAGGTACGCTTAAATCAACGATTTGTTTGTTAATATTTAAAAATTCTTCACCAAACACACCTCTCTTGGTTTTACCCGTAAGAATGTTGTTTATTAACCTATTATTCTTATCGTCAGAAAATATGCGTTCCGCCTGTTCAATAATGTTCTCGACACTAACCTCTTCGTCTAACACCTTTGGGAAAAGTTTAACGAAAGTCTTCTCACCTAACATCTGAATACCATCAATATTATCACTCTTATCTCCAACAAAAATCTTTGTAAGTGCAACGTTATATGTCGGTATGTCAACTTTATTCAATTCAATCTTATCACCCAATTCATACATATATGAATTTGTAGGCGAAAAAACTTTGACATCGTCACTAATAAGTTGTGTAAGGTCTTTGTCCGATGAGAAAATAACCTTTGTTTCGTTTTCTGAATTTTGACAATAAAACGCAATATTATCATCTGCCTCACAAACATTAAATTCTGATTGTCGTACAAATAATTCTTCTAAATATTGTTTTACTCTCTGTCTTTGGAAGTTATAAGACTCTTGTTGTTCTTCTGATAAGTTTCTACTCTTACGATTATCTTTATAATGTAAGAATATTTTTTTCCTAAACGAAGAGTTTTCAGACCCATCCCAAAATACTACTATCTTGTTATAATTATGGGCCTGAATATGTCTCTTAATCGTATTTAAGAAATGGTATATAGCTCCAACATGCTTTCCTTTAGTGTAAAAGTTCTTTACTCCGTAAAATCCTATTCTAAATAAGTTGTCTCCGTCAACTACTAACGTGTTTTTCATTTATATACCTTGAAAGGTTAAACCATATATACTTTTTACTCTCTCTACTCTCCGTCCACCGAAAGACCAAACTCTCCTTCAATACCTAACATCGTCTTCCAATAAGGAGCGTTATCAGCCTTGTATTTCTCTAAAGATTTTTTCTCTTCCGCCGAATCTTTACCTGATAAGAAACCGTGAGCAGTGACTAAAATTCTACCATCTTCATACCCCATTCCATTTACGTGGTTTTTCATAATAGATATTCTAGTTCTTGTTGCGAATCTTACCTTTCTTTTGTCTTTTACTGCCGAAATTTTAGTTGTTCCAGCGCCTTTTTGATTACCAAATAAGAATACTAATGTTGAGTTTAACCATAACGATTCCCCTCCCTTAGCTTTAATCTTTGGTTGCCCAAATGGGTTATCTGGTAACTCAACCCATGGTTGATTTACCACTAATAATGTATTGGTGTGAGGTCTATCTGTTCTTCTAGAACCTGAGATTCTTTGATTAAGACCCATTCCAATTTTATCCGACAATACCGAAGCATTGTGTTGTTTACCACCCTTACCATCATAAGTCATTTTACATGGTACTGAACCTACTGAATCCCAAAGGAAAAGTAAGTCATATGGTAAGTCACCTTTAGCCTGAGCGTCTAACAGTTCATTGATATAATCTGTAATTTGCTCAATATACTCAAAGTGGTTATTGAATAAGAAAAACCCATCATATTCAATTTCCCCTGTTTCTTCATCAACTACCTCTTCAATTTCTAATCCCATCAACTTTGCGTGTGGAAAATCCCATTTCTGTTCAGTAATTACAAACACAGGTAATATACCCTTCTTCTGAGCGTCTACCGCTGACTTTACCAATGCCGTCGTCTTACCTGTATCTGAATGTCCTAACATCATATTGATGTGTCCCATAGCAGGTCCTGGTAATCCTGTTGCATCTAAAAAGGATGGTCCTAAATCAAAAAATTTATCAGCCTTGAACTTCGCCTGTTTTGAGAATTTTGATTTAATACTACTAAAGTCTTTTTTCTTTAATGCCATATTTGTTTGTGTGATAATATGGTACCGACACGAATGTCGGTACCATGTGATTAGTGTTTATTAAAATGGTAAGTCTTCGTCTACCTTAGCGTTCGCTTGAGTATCTTCTATTTTTACCTGTGTTGGTGCAGTCTCAACCTTTGTGGTTGTAGACGTACCTCCTGAAATTTCTACGATGTTCTCACCGTCTCCATATACGTACTTACCAGCATCTGAACTCCATCTTGGTTCGTGACCTTGAGCGATAGCCTCTAAATATTCTTCAGGTTTCTTAGCATATACATCTTCCCACGTCATAACGTTATCGGTCCACTCTGATTGTTGTGCCGCGTCTGTAGAAATAGGTGTTGGGTCATCATACATGATTGACGCAACGTTAGTATATTCTTTTCCGTTTGGTGCTTTTACTAATGAAAGTGAAAGGATTAAATCTCTACCAACCGCTGGGTCAGTTACATCTCCTTTGTTTTTCCAAATTGGAATAATCTTGTCTAAGATACCATCACCTTTGTAGTTGTGTTTGAATCTCCAAAACTTAACACCATCTTCAGGCTTGTCTTGGTCGATTACTTTAACGATATAGAATTTACGTGACTTGTACTGTCTTGCCAAGACTTTGTCTTGCTCAGAACCCGTCATCATAAGTGCTTCGTTAACTTCATTTAATGGTGAACGTTTACCTTCGTTCTTTCCTGGGTCATAGATTTTCATCCATCTACCACCAACTTGACATTCGTGGAACCATACTTCTTTGAATGGTGACGTACCATCTGCAGTAGGTAGGATACGTACTCTTTTTTGACCTTCTCTTTCACCTTTCTGTAAGATAGTGGTGAAATACTTTTTAAGTCTCTCGTCTTGAGACATTCTGTTCGAGTTTGATTTTGGCTCGATTTTGTTTGATTCGTACTGTTGTAGAACCGCGTCTAAAATGTTTGACATGTTTACTTTTTTTGTTATTAATAAATTATTGTTCGGTTATAACCCGTTCTCGTGTTTGGTTATCTAACCCAATGTAAAGATACACATTATTATTAATAAGTCAACTAATATGTTGAACGTAGAGAAGTTTAATTTAGTTTTTTTGCTCGGTTTGTAGGGTGATATTTTTCCTTGTTGTTTAACTGTTTGACTGTTGGTTGTTTTGTGTAAACAAATCCCACATCGGAACCATATGGCTTACCCGGAGTTAAAGTACTATGAAGTTTTCTATCGACCTCAGTTTTACCATCAACAATCTTAAGTTCTTGCCCAAGTAAAAAACCTTTAAGGTAGTACTTAATATTTTCCTCACTAATTTCACCGTAACAAAACTCTATCGAGTCGTAATAGAAAAGGTCTATAAAGATTTTTTTCTGAAACCCTAATAACCTACCGTGTTTTAAAATATCACTTAAATTTACAAAATTTTTAATCGGACCTGTTACTATAACATCTACGTCCCATGTTTTATCAGTATCTCTTAAAGTCAGAAAACTACCTGACAGATAGAAATCATAATCAGAAACACCTTCAAATGTTTTGAATTCTTCCCACCACTCATTAAACACCTCCAATGTAGGTCTATTCCAAGGGGTTGTAGTTTCAACAGTACCAAATTTATAATAAAATGACATAAAAAAAAAGGATTATATCTATAAATATAACCCTTTCAATATTAAAAATAAACGAATAATAGTTTATTACTTTTTACCCTTACAATATTTACCTGAACACCTTTTTTTACCGTCTAAACCTTTTATAGTACCTTTACAGACCTGTACCGCATATCCGTTAGCATATGCTGACGGGTAAACGTCAAACTTAGCCTTAGCCGCTGACTTACCTCTCGCACATAAAGCGTTTTTAGATTTTTTACTTTTACTTTTTTTCTTACCTTCAAGTAAGTCGGTCTCATTTAAATCACCAAAAAACTCGTACTCTTTATCGTCTTTAACAATACCTAATCCTTCTAAACTATCTTCAGGGATTAAAGCCATCTCATCAAAGAACCCCATTCCTAATTTATGGTCCCAATGAGCTAAATACTCACCATCACTATCAGTCGCGGCTCTAAATCTTTTATATTCTACAAATCTAAAATCGTCACCTGAAAATTGTGAGACTATTTTAGACCATTCAGCGATATCCGATACCGAATCAAACTTTGATAATTTTTCTTTTTGTTCTTTTATAACATTTTCAACTATAGTATATAGTTCTATTTCTGTAATCTTAACTGTCTTTGACATATTTTCTTTTAAGTTTTTGTTGGATACCATTGTAGGTTTATTACCCTTACCCGTTTTAGGGGTTTTCTTTTCAGCCCTTCTTTTTTGTCCACATGCCTTTTTTTTGGCATCATCTGACATTTTGGATGCGACATGGACTGCTCTACATTTAGGATAAGCACCATCTTTTTTCCCATCACCGTCATCATCTGAACGACCGCAAGGTGGATGTCCACCTCCCTTTTTCTTTTTACAAATATTAACCCATGGTCCTTTTGGTTGTTTACTTCCTTTCGGTTTTTTCTTAGTCCCGAACCAAACGGCCAAATCCTCTTTAATAGTTTCTCTAATATCCATACTAATAAATATATAAAGAATAAAAAAAAGGGATACTTTCGTACCCCTTTTAATATTTAGATTGTTTTTTTCTTAGTCGTTTTCCTCAACCTCATCAGGTGCTACGAATGAATCCTTAACATCTTTTTCTGACATATTTTTAACGTCATCAGATGTTAATACATAATCATCCTTACCTGTCACATCCATTTCAACTTCCTTATCATCAAAGAAATCTGTTAATTTCTGATTGTAAGGGTATGAATCTAATGAACGTAATTCTAATTTTTGTTCAGGGGTTTTTGGTTTAGCTTGTTCGATTTTATCACCTAAGTCGTCAATCGCATTATATAACTTATCCAATTCACCCATTTTTTGTTCTAAGTCATCTAACTTAGAAAATACTCCATCAACTTTTTCGACCGATTGACTAATCTTTTCTTCCGTTGATTTAAATTTTTCCTCTAATTCTTTTTGTCCGTCAACTAAATCAGTAACATCTACTTCTTCAGTATCTGAATCTTCTGTTGTTTCTAACTCCTCTTCATCACCCATAGGTAATTCCTCAGTAGTCGATAACGCATCATCCAAACCACCACCTGGTTCTTCAGTTGATACTTCATCTTCTGTTTCAACCTCGTCCTCTAATTCAGGAGTCTCTGTATCCAACCCTGTTGGTAATTCAGTAGACACCTCCTCTTCACCACCTAACTCTTGTTCGTTAATAGTACCAACATATTTGTTGATAGACATAAACCTACCTAACTCCTCATTAAGAAGCTCTTCTTGTGTTTTTTTCATAATATATAATATTACCCTCTAAGTAACGTTCTACCGTCCTCAGTTATAAATTTTTTATCTAATCTTGTTTGTCTCTCAATTAAACCGTCTTTTGTTCTGATAGTGTAACAGTCACCTGTTTGTAAATCACATACTTCTTGATAGTCACCTTTGTCTTCAACAACAACGTTTCTACCTAAAAACTGATTTAATGCGTTTTGTAATTTATTATTTTCCATAATAATGTGTTTATATATAAATATAACCAAATATTAAAATATCAGGTTTTATAGTTTATTAAAAGTAGCGTTGTACTTAGTAAAGGTATCAAACTCATCTGAATAGTCTTTGTTAGTACCATTCTTATACGATACCTTACCATTGTCATACTCACTTATTAAGTTACCTTTCGTATCCCCTTCATCTTTAATCGCTTTGTAACTAGTATTCCAATAGAACGCCCATAAACTAGCTAAATATTCAGGGTTTGCGGAATTCTCACTTTCCCAATGATTCGCTCCGTAATAAGTTTCCCCACGTTTCTTCATTGACTTCATAAATGCTTTATATGCTCTTACAATACCATCTTCAACCTTTTCTTCTTTACTTACATCATGGAATATTGCCGTAGACCTAACATATCCATCACTAGTCGAAGGACAGAAATACCCTTTAATTTCCTCTCTAAAGGTACTCTGACCACCACCGTCTAAGTGTAGTCCGAATGGGTTATCATATAAGAACCTTACACCATTACCTCTACCCTGTTCTCTCTTAGAGACCGTAAATGTCATTGCCATTAATCCATTCTTAACAGTATCACTATAATTAGGTAACTGACTAGC